TATTTCTACTCCTGTTTCTTTCTGTATATCCCGTAGTATTTCTTTTTCTTGGTGCATCATTTCTTTTCGTAATGCTTCAGCTTTTTCCACTTGGACTCTCACTCCTCGTTGACGCATCTTTATTAGGGTTGGAAGCAATTGCATCTCCATTTCCCATACAGTAGTTAAACTCTGAGTCTTAATTTCTTGTTCAAATCTTTTCCATAATTTTAAAGTTAGTTCTGCATCTTGCTCTGCATAATATCCGACATGTTCTGCAGGTAACTTCCACATCTCTGCTTTAGGATCTATACCATGGGCTGCTGCAGCTTCTCTTAATTCCGTTTCTGCTTTTATCTCTCCAAGGTAATCTACTGACAATGCATTTAAAGAATAACTAAATCTATTTTCATCTATAAGTGCAGCTGCTATCATTGTATCTATGATCTCACCTTTAACTTCTATACCAGATGCTTGCAACCAACCGACATCGTATTGAGCATTGTGAAATATTTTTTTACATGGAAGTGCACACACATCTTTCATATATTTTTTAACCTGTTGAGGTATCATATTACCCCCACCTAAATGATTAAACGGGAAGTAACCCTTCCAACCATCTACTGCTACTGCAAATCCTACAATCTCACCTTTACCTAAAGCCCAGCCAGCTCCAAGTTTATTATTAATACCATCATCTCTTGTCTCTAAGTCGATAGCTATTTCTTTTGCGTTAGATAAATCTTTATACTCACTCGGAGTATTCCACATTGATTTTTTAAATGTTAGTGTTAGCTGTAGTCCGTTCATATGTTTCTTCTTTCGTTGGTATGTTTTTTAATTTTATATAACATTCTGCACAATAATATTTTTTATCTTCAATAATATCTGCTTTCTTATTGCAGTCCTTGCACTTTATCATTAATAAATTTTTGTTTGATTAACTTATTTAATTTATCTTTATTACTAAATGCGAATAATGCTGCATGATAATCCTCTGGAAATATTTCCCAAAAAGGTCCTTCAGTTTTAGAGTTACCTTCTCTTGCAGGATATATCTCAAGGGTAAACCCTACTCCATCAACCTTTATTTGTTTTTTTATTGTTCTTGTACTTGGCATCAGTATCTTTTAGTTTCTTAATTTCTAAATCACAGTAATGTTTTATTTTTTCTAAATCTTCAATTCCATTTTTACCTAAATACCTACAAACATATTTTATAACGTTCCCCTGGAAAAATGAGAGATTATTTTTTGAAATAAATTCGTAAGGTTGAATGTGAAAGTCTTTATAATGATTCCCGCCAATCTGCTTATCTTGTGGAAATGCTTCTTCTAATAAACTTTTATTTGTCATTTTTCTCCTGCACGTAAATTAAATAATCAGACCCAATTGGATAGTTATACTTATAGTCAGTTCTTAATAAATGTAAAGTTTTTCTTGCTCTAGTTGCACCTGTGTACCAAACTTTACGCTCATCACTTTTTTCTTGTCTATTTTTATTATCATAATCTGATGGATAATTACCTTTACTATAAAGCACTACATGATTTGCTTCTCCACCTTTAACACTGTGTATTGTATCTATAGTAATTAACGGGTCCTTATCTAATTCTTTTTGTCCATAAGTTCTAAGTAATCTAATAAATTGTCTTACCTGTCTTGGTTTAAAATTTCTTCTGAGTATCCAGTACCAAGGTTTTTTTGAATCCTCTTCTTTTAATTCTAAACCACACCACTCTTTTAAATCTTGAAAGTTATATTCTCTTAAGTCTGGTTCATTTCTCCAAAACCTATCTAATCTATATTCGGGATCTGAAAGTTCTCTAATAAACTTATACATATTCCTTGCTTGTTTCTTATTTATCTTTTTGTCTTTAGTAATAGCAGTCCAGGCCTTAATAGCTTCCCATTGTTTTACATCAAAACATTTTGTATCTTTATTATCTTTAAAATATAAACCCGCATCTTTAGCTAACATTCTAAGTTCGTTAACTGTTTCATTTATTCTGCCTAGGATATACCAGTCTTCTTTTAACTTATTAAAAGGTATTTCTTTAAATGATAAGTAACTCTTTACATAACCTTTACTATCACCAGGTAAGTATTCTTTCTCTTCACTATCTTTAATACCTCTTCTAATAACTTGTGAAAATTTATAGATAGCCTCTCCAAATCTTTGAGTCTTTCTTAGTTTTACTTTTCGGCCTGGAAAAAACTTTGTAAAATACTTTGGATCTGCACCATTCCATTTATATATACCTTGGTCATCATCACCTGCTAAATATATTTTCTTAGCCTTCATAGCCATCTTATAAATAACTGACCATTGAAGCGGTGTACAATCTTGTGCCTCATCTAAGATTAAAACTTTAAGCGATGGAAAGTCTACTTCTTTAATTGTTCTCTCAATCATATCATCAAAGTCAATGAATGATCTTTCTCCTCCACCTTGTTTATAATGTTCGTATGTTGATATCTTTCTATGAAAAACAGTTAATGAATCCTTTTTATAAGACTCTCTTTTGTAGGCTTCCTCTGGAGTGATTAATAAATTTCTTGCTTTACTATAAATACCTAATGACCAATCTTTAAATGTAAATGCATCATCAGCTAACCTAGTATCAGATGTTTTTATTATTTTAGTTTGTAATGCAAAATCAATAGCACAATGTTTAGGATCAAAGACCTCTTCTTGAAAGTATCTTCTACAATATGTGTGTAGAGTTTTAAATCTTAAAAAATCTTCTGATGTATAATTAGGAAAAGAGTCCATAGCTCTTCTTACTGCAGTGTTCACTGCTTTGTTTGTAAAAGATAAGTAAGCTATATCAGATGGTTGCACTCCTCTTCTTAAATGACTTTTTAAAACTCTCTCAATTAAAGTATATGTCTTACCTGTACCTGGTGGACCAAATATCTTTATAGTCTTCTTATATAAGTCTTTAAGTATTTTAAGTTCTAAATTTTCCTGTGTGGAAGTCATCATCCATTTCCGATACTGTTTTCTCGTTACCTTTAGGAGCGTTACCTATGTTTTTGTAATCTACAAACTTAGGCATTTTTACAAACCAAACATTCTTAACACCTTGATGATAATCTAATCGTTCACATCCCAACATATTTAAAGCTTCAGCTGAACTTCTAAATACTTTATTCTTTCCTAAAAAATCTTCAAAGGTAATCTTTTTAAAATAACAAATGTTAGTTTCAGAATCTAAAACAACATACTTATCTTTTAATTTATCAAAGTCATCTTCCTCAATATGGCTCTCAAAGAATTTTTTAAGAAAAGTATATTTTTGTTCTTCAACTGAATCTTCAAACTTCATCTTATCATTCTCAACTGCTTTCTTAACCAATGCAGCCATAAGCATTTCAAATGGAGAAGGACCACTTCTTGGCCTAGGTAATGTAACCCAATAGATTCCATACTTAAGTAATTTAACTCTAAAAGATTTTTCATCCTTCATATCTTCTGGATTGATTACTATTTTCTCTCCTTGAAATGTAAATGCATATTCAATTGATGTTGGACTTCTAGTAAATTCTATATCCTCAAAGTCATCTATTAAATCTGGTACTTGTGATCCGATACCTAACTTTCTAAACTTACATAAATCTTTATTACATATAGGTGTGATAGCGCCAAGCTTTGGTGGACACTTGTAATTATAATCTTTTTTAATAACAGATTTTGCAACAGAACTTTCCACTTCTTTTGGGTCCATAGGTGTAACAAATATCTCCTGGTTTCTTTTTTGAAGTATTCGTGACATCTCTTCTTTACTAATATTACCGTCTGCTTTTTTCATCTCCAGGACACCAACATTGTAGAGTAAATCATTTCTGTGATTACCAGACCACTTGTCCATAATCATTTTTTGAATACAGGGCGGATAATGTTTCCAATCCTCTTCTGGTTCGTATTCTTTTACTTTTAAACTATTTAATTGTTCTAAAGATATTGTTTTCTTTTTGGCTAATTCTAAAAAAGTTCCTATCATAACCGGTGTATTATTTTCATCATAAGCAAACTCTGTAGTGGCATTCATATTGAAGTAAGGCATGTTCATGCACTTATTCATAGGAAATACTTCTAATGCTTGAAAGAAATTTTTATTCCACTCATTTAATTTTTTAAGAACATCTTTAACTGGATACCATCCATCCAAGAATAAAAATAAATGTAGACCACCAGACTTTGATCTTACTGGTACTAATGGTAATTGATTGTCTCTAACAATATCTATAACTTTCTTTTGTGAATAATCTTTATAACTCTGAGGATCTATATCTATACATCCCCATTTACATAGGTCGCCTTTCTCAGGCATAATCCCTATTCTTTGTTTACCGTTTATATGATCTGTCCATAATTCAAGAGTAACAGGTTCGTGTTTCGTGAATGTATCACTAACCTTCTTGCCCCGTTCATCTACTTCCCCCGTAAGAGAAGTAGTGATGAACAGTTCAGAATTACCCTCAAATATTTTTAAGAGCTCCCTTTCCATAAATTAAAATGGAACAGATTCTTTTGATACAGTGTTATTTCCTGCAGCTTGATTCTCATTTGAGAAATCAACCTTACCAAAAATATCACTCTTCATGGCACTTTGATAAAAGGCTTGTGTTGCCTCTAATGTTTTCAAATGCTCTTCTGCATTTAAGAACTTATCAAATTCAATTACCCAACCATACCAAGAATTTTTAGAATTAGATTCTTTGGTTGTAGATAATTTATAAGTAGTTGCCCATGATGGTGGATTGAAGAAACCTTTTTTACCTTGGGCTCTTCTAGTCATAATCATAGAATTCCAAGTCTTAGATTTCTTTTTCTGTGTAGACTTTAATGGAATCATTGCTTGTTCAATTGGATTATAATCTTTATCCAAAATATAAACAAAGTGATTTCCAGTATCCTCTACATAGTTACCATTTGGCAATCTATCTTTACCGTCAGCTTCTCTTGAAGTCTGAGCCATGATAGACGGATCAGTGTGAATGTTTACAGGTCTTCCTAAACCTTCACCTTTATCCTTCCATTCGTTAAATGTGTTTAT